AAACTCGGTAAAGGCTGCACCCTCTGCAATACTCCAGTCACCCTCCAGTAACTGTCTTCTTTGATGTTCAGGAAGAGAAAGCAGGTTAGCTTCGTACATCCCGTCCCCTGCTAGGTAGGGGTTATCGAAGAGAGTAGCAGGGATAAACCTACGCTTAAATAACGGTTGTCCCTCACGGGAATGACCCTTAGGCCACGTAATAGTCTTACCTTCGTCGTCTACCGCCCAGAACGAAGTATTCCACGGGGCTGGGTCGATGAACAACTTCTTGACCCAACTGTGACCGGGACCACCGGGGTTGCTTGTAGCTCGCATATATAACGGCAGGCCCGAAGCTGAAGTAGTACGGAGACGAGAACGCATATAGTTCCAAGCATAAGGACTCCCCCATTGAGTTAGTTCGTCAAAACCAATCCAACTAAATGCCTGACCTTGATACCTCATAACGTCTTCGTCACGGTCAAGGTAAGACATCCAGAGAGTAGCACCAGATGGTGTCACCCATGTCTTGTCTCGCTCCATAAACTTGATACCGGGGATAGCCTTAGGGTATAGCTGTTTAGAGACCGAGATGAGTTCCCTTAGCTCTTCTGTGCTTCTACGTACTAGAAGACCTCTGAACTGTGGATTATTGAAATATCGTACTGGGTCAGCTACCATTGAGTAGCTTTTGCCACCACCTGCTGCACCACCATATAGAACCTCTTGTTCAGACGAAGCAAGGAAATCTGTTTGTGGTCCGGGGTTAGGCTGGAAGATTACTTTCTGTGCTGTACCTGTGTCAATCTTCGGTGGGACTGCTGTCGCTGGAGTCAAGGTAGTCGAAGTAGTTTCTGTCGAACTCTTCTTCTGATCTGTGCTTGTCGCCTTTGAAGAAGATGTGGTCTTTCGGGATGTCCGCCGCTTTCCTGCCCCCGATTCTCCGCTCGATTTTTTCGTGCGACTCGACTGCCTCTTTGTATAATTTTGCATATCGTCTAAAATTATTCGCGGCATGTTTTCTTCTTGTTTCTATTAGGCAACGCTTGGACAGACCTACATGGGATATCTCTCTGCCTGATTCCTCAGAAAGCCATGCTGCTACTTGACGGAGGCTGTAGTCCCTGAGAAGAATCTTAGCCTTCTCTAGTAGTTCTAACTCTTCTGGGATAGGCAGCAAAACCTTATCATCTTCTGGGTCTTGCTTATAACCGAAAGGAATGTGTCTACCTACTCTTACAACAGGGTGCCAGATAATCTCTCCGTCTGGCCCTTTGGAAGGTCTGTCAGGTAGTTTCCAAGGTTGCTCCTTTACGCTTGGCATAATAATACAGTACTCTTAGTAGTATGTCAAGAATCTTTATTCTTTGCTGGTAAGATAAATACAGGTTCTTCTGCTTTAACCTCTACCTTTTCAGTCTTAGCGAACCCTGCCCTATCTAACAAGTCCTTAGATGCAGCCATTTTCTCTTTGTTACCCAGCTTAACAGGATCAGTCATTACCTCGTACATGGAGTACACAGCCTTAGTGGCAGACTCAGCAATGAACTTCTGGGTAGCGGATGCAATCTCTTCCGCTAAGGCATTCGTTACAGATGCCCTAGTGGTGTTGTCGCTGTACCCTGCGATACGCATAGCAGTACGGATATCTCCGTGGGCTTCCTCGTAGAGAACCTCAAGGAACTTCTGCTGCTGGTCTGTTAGGTTCTTAGCCATCAGTTATTCCCCATTGTTTCTTTAAGGAGGTTTTCTAGATTGGTCCACTGAGCAGAACCAAGACCCGCGCCTTCTTTTTGGTATTGAGAACGGATATGCCCTAAACGAACAGGCTCTGGAATACGACCGTTAAGAATATCTGCTTCGATAGCTTCGTATGCTTCTATTTTAGAAAGTTCGTTGTAGTCCCAAGCCTTTGCAAGTTCTGGCTTAGGTGTAACTTCTTGTTTAGTTTCAGGAGTAGTGGCAGGTTTTTCCATAAGACCCTTTTTAGGAGTAGTCGGCACCCTATACCCACCAGTTCCTTCAATAAAGACAACCTCACCCGGAGAAATAAGTTTTGCTTTAAGAGCTTTTTGTAACTCTTCAATACTTGTAAAGTAAGGTCTATCCCCAGTAGTAAGATCGTACTGGTTAGCTAACTCTACGATAGACTGTCTTTCTTCTAGTGTTTTGATACCTTCTGCAAGACCACCCATATCATTGATGGTAGTTATCTTCGAGGGAGTGTCGGTAGTCTCTGTAGCAGCAGCTCTTTTAACTGGAGGTACTTCTTCAAAGAAAGGAAATCTCTCACGAGACATACTACGAACAGCCCTGTCAGTAGCAGCAGCTTTATCGTCAAAGCTTCTACGAAGAGACTCTTGTGCCTCTTCTCTTTGTTGACGAGACTCTACCCACTTCTTTGCTGCTCTCTCAAGGGAAGGTACTTCTTTAGCTCTCTCACGGTAAGGTCTACGTCTAGCACCGTACCACGACTCTTTAAGGTTAGCCCCTTGGACACCAGCCTTACCGTCAAAGCCCAACAGGTCACCCAGCCAAGTATCAGCGAAGGTAATCTTCTTGTCACCACTGATATCTTGAAGGTCTTCTTTGAGGGAACCTTTACCCCCAAAAATGCCACCTTCTCTTTTGCTGGGTTCTTTTGCCATCAGGGCTATCCTTTACGTTAGCTGTACTTATCATAAACAGCTTCTCTTATGCTACCACGACAGAGACCGATATCTTTCAGTTCTTTGTCAGATAAAGAGTTGAGTTGGGCAAGAGCTTCTTTACGTAACTGAGCTTCTTTAAGTTCGTTCAGTATCTTTTTCAGGTAGTGTTTCACTAGCATGTTCCTAGTCCTTATCTAGAGTGTGATGGACTAGTTTTACATGTGGTAGTATATTACACCAGAGTTATTCTTGCAACCCTGCTATGACTACCCGACAGGGATGAATGTTTCAGTGACAGTACAGAGACCATCAATGTGGGGAGAGGCTTGACTAGTAGGTGTGATTTGAAGAGTATCTCCTGCCTCAAGGACAAGGGTTGCTCCAGTAAATAAAATATACTCACCTTGTGTCATATTCTTTGAGCCTAGAATAGAGGCTGAAGTATCAGAGGCATTGAAAGGGTTATCAGCATCTTCCCAAGTCACATCAACAGTAGTGGTACCATTCTTATTTACGATAAGAAGCATAGTAACTTCTGCCCTACAGTTAGCAGGACATGTGTACAGTGTAGCAGCTTCATCCTCAGTAGTCGCACTTGTGTGAAAGCTCTGAGGTCTGGCTGACTTGCCTTGGGAGTAGATAGTCATCTTTACTTTTTAGCTTTACGGTTAGGCTTCATGGAAGCACCGCAGTTAGCTTTAACCATACCGCCCTTAGCGTAACCCGTCTTGGATGCCATACCACCCTTCTTCAGGAACATAGGTCCAGCAGGCTTCTTTGTGTTGTTGGTGTTGTACATTGAATTAGAACCTTCCATCATACCACCCTTGTTCAAGTAGCCCATACCGTTACGGACCTTCTCAGGGAGTTTAGCAAGACCGGGGTTATCAGCAGGAACTTCTTTGAGACGCTTGGGCTTACCGGGTTTAATCTCTTCCTTATTGAAACGGGAGGTTTCTTTAGAAGCCATACCACCAGCAGCGTACCCTTTCTTCTTCTTACTCATCATCTTTTTTGAATCCTTAGCTTCTTTAGCGTAATAGATACGTTCACCTTTCTCAGGGCCGTACTGCTCTTTCATGGACTTCATCATCTTACGATTTACTGGCATCTACGTTTTCCTGAACCTAGCAGTCTTTTTAGCGATAGCTTTAGGTTGTTTAGAGAACTGTTTACCTGCTTTTGTATCAGCCCTCTTCTTAGCTGAAGTAGCAGCGTATTCACTAGACGAAAGAGCCTGCCTTGCTTTCTTCGGAAGGTACCTTTCACCAGTAGCGTTCTTCCCTTGAGTGGAAGGTTTACCTGACTTAGTACCCCAGTCTTCTTTAGTCCATTTACTTAGAGATTTCTGGGCGCTAGTCTTAGAACCTGAGTAGGAACCACCCTTCTCTTTGTAAATTTTACCTGCTAACTGCATAGCTCTGGCTGAATGCTTTCCACCCATTTTAGCTTTAGCAGCTTTCTTAGAGGCTTCCCAAAGTTTTTCGTTGGTTCTACCCATCTGTCCTACCACTTCACTCGATGACTCCAGTACCTAGCGGAAAGCTTAGAGGGGCTAGGGTCCTGAGCGTTATGTCGTGCGTAGTAGCTCTTCTTACGGGCTTTATCTTTAGCTGAGGTAGGGTTTTTACCTGCACCAGTTACACCCTGCTGACCAAAGCGTATAGTCTTTACCTGATCCCCTTGCTTAGCTACAACAACATGGGACTTAGTAGGATGATTAGGGGTACGCTTAGGCTTGTTGTACCCACTAACCCCTGCTCGTTTTAGTCGAGGATCAGGTTTGCCCATAGTTTGATTCCTTTAGGAAGTACTGTCAGTTATCATCATCATCATCGCTAGAAGACATAGAGGAACTATCATCCTCATCCTCTAGCATATGATCTAGTTCGTAGTCTGCCTTACATTCCCATGCCTGACACGAAGCTTCATCAGAACATAGAAACTTGAACTTAGCACATGCACCCTGACCAGTCTTACCACCAGTAGCCTTCAGGGTAGAAACTCTATTGTCGAAGTACTCACAGTTAGCGCACTTCTTCAGGTCAGCTACATCTTCATCAATACCCCAAGCAATAGCTAACTCAGATGCTGGTGCTCCATACATCCAGTACTTCTCTGCTCTCTTCTTGTTCTTGGGGTCTACCTCGGGGGTCTTACCACAGACCATTAAGCCCATCATCATTATATAATCCTTGTAATAGTTTGAAGGATCAGTAGGTGCTATCCTACTCCCATTCTCTTTTTCTATCAGGGTCTAGCACCTCAGATGCTTCAAGCATACCCTCTAGGTACATAGCTCGTTCCATCCTGTCTAAGCTGACCCATTCCCCTGAGTGATTGTAGTAAGCTTCTCTAGCGTAGAAAACGTCTGACTTCGGTATGTGAACTCTTACTAAGCTCTTAACGTCACCAGAAGCGATAGACTCGTAGAACCGCTCTAGAACTTTTTCGTCAGAATAGTATCTGATATTCTTACTCTTAGTATTACTTTTCGCCATTTCTAAGATACCCTAGTTGTACTTGACACGTACTAGAAGTCAACACCTTTTTGTTGTTTATTCTTCT